ACATTTTATATATCTATATTATATTGTAACAAAATCAACCTGTTTGATTAGAAATTAATTTAGTTATACCGTTGCGTTTTTCTAGTAATATGAGATCACCAGTGACAAATTTTGCACATTCTTTTCTATGTGAAATAATATATATACCGAAATTATTCTTTGCAACAAACTCGGTTAATAGATTTAATACCAACTCAACACCAGTTTCATCTAAGCTAGTGTCTAATAGCTCGTCATAAAACTGTATATTATAGTAAATGTTGCCTTGCAGGCGTAGCATATCTATAAAGGCAAACATAGTTGCTAAATCTATTGCCTTTCTTTCTGCCCCGCTAAAATTAAAATAACTAGTTAGTTTACCCTTTTCATTCACTATTTGGTCTTCAAAATACTCATTAAAAGTTATTATAGCCGTAGAATTAAGCTTTTTGAGATAATAAGTTAATTTTGTATTAAAAAGGTCCAATATTCTCTTAACAATAAAGCTTTTTACACCCTCTTCACTTACTACAAATTTTACCGTATCCATTAAATTGAGTATTCTTTTTAAGTTTGTAACTCTTTCGGTTATTTCATTAAGGTTATTGCGTGTTTCTTCTATAGTCGATGTAATAGTAAGGCTAGTATCGGTTAAATGTTGTAGGTCTTGCTCTACTTGTTTATTATAATCTTCTAGTTGCTTGATTCTTTTTGCATCATTTTCTTGCTGCTGCTTGTACAGCTTGCTCTGATTAATATTGTTCTGACCAACTTTTATTGCATCGTTAATTTTTGTTTTTAAAACATTGAGTTCGTTTATTTTTATATCAAATTCTTTTATTTCAATTTCCCTTTGAGCAATTTCTTTTTTATACTTTGCTTTGCTGGTTTTAATATTTTCATGGTCATGGCTGTCAATAGGCTTAAGGCATGTTGGGCAAACATCTCTATCTGTGCCTATCTTGCTCATAGTGGTGAAGCTAAATTCATTAATTGTATCTAAACTAGCTATCTGTTTAGATAGTTCTTGTATCTGTTGATCACAATCCTGTAGCTTGCCTGTTAATAGAGATATATTTTTAGTAACATCGTCGATATTAATATCTTTACAAGATGTACCTTTTTTCTCTAGCTGTAGAATTTCTGCATTATTGTCCGTCTGGCGTTTTTCTAACAACTGTTTTCTATTAACGTAATCCTCGTGTGATTTTTTTTGCTGATCTATAAGGGTGTTAATTGTTTTGGTAACTTCCTCTTCTCTGGTTGCTTCTATATCAAAGTTGGCTTTAATTTCTGATTGTTCTTCTCTAAGTCTGCTCAGCATCTTACTGAAGATCTCCAAATTAAAAATACTTTCAATAAACTTACGCTTTTCTAACTTTTTCTTAGCCATGAACGGCACTGTATTATTGACAGTCATAATCACACAATTTTGAAATAATTCAGAGTTACAACCAATTAAACTAGAAATATATTCTGTTGTGTTAATTATACTATCTCTTGTTATGTCTCGTTGATTGTGAAATAAATAGCACCTACTTGGCTCTAGTGTGCGTACAACCTCATATTTATCCGTACACTTACCGTTAGTTATTGTGAAGGATAGTGATACCTCACAGGTTTGACCGGTTATATTATTTAAAATAAATTCTTTTTTTAATTCTCTAATTGTAGTTCCAAACAGTGCAAAGTGTAATGCGTCAGGAATTGTACTCTTACCCACCCCGTTACGCCTATCTATTTGATCCTTATTTACACCGGTAATGCCATGTAACCCTGGTTTAAATGATATTATCACAGGGGTATTACCTACACTTAAAAAGTTTTTAATTATTAATTGCTCGAAAATAATCTTTTTCATTTACAATTGTTATACAATGTCACTGTATATTCTGTTACTTCTTTTTTATTTTGGATATCCAACATATTAACAAAATCAGAAATAGCCCGAGGAATATCGACACCGCTTAAATCAACTTCACCTTGATTAACACTACCAAACCTATCAAATGCTGCAGATTGATCGACAACTAGGCTTTGCGGTTTAAAAGTCCCGATTTTAGTTGTGATTTTTTCCAGATCAGAGCTATCTACAACCTTATCTACCGCGAGTTTAACGATATTGTTAGTGAAAAACTTTTCCCCATCAGATTTAAAATTATTTAATTTAATTAATTCGGAAAGACTAATTTTGATATGCTGAGGAGAAATATCATTTTTATAGAAGTTGTACTTTAGGGTGTTAAAGTCTAAGATATAGTAGCCTTTAACCGATTGTGTGTCGCCGAAATCAAGTTCAAACGGACACCCTACATACAATATGATTCCATTTTCATACACCCTTTCCTCTCTTAAATGAAAATGACCAGATATTACTAACGGGGCAAACTTTAACAAATCTTTAGACTTAAAACCCTCTTCGCAAACTTTATACATATTCATTTTGAAACTTTCGATTTCAAAATGACCAAAAATTACATCGCATTGCTCTAAATCCTGTAAAGTAGTTCCCCATGGGGCAAAAAATATTTCTTTTCCATATCTTTGCTGCAAGCCCGGTTTGTCTATAATTTCTATGTTTTTACGGCCATTTAATATACTAATACTGTTAACTCTACTATCGTGCTTGTAAAAAGAATCGTGATTACCAGTTATCATTGTAATCTTAAAATCACTTAAAATATTTAAAATGTTACTAGCATGATGAAGAGTATTAACTGTAATTTCACTTCTGTTATGAAAAAAATCTCCACAAAAGATTATTTCCTGTATATCTTTATCAATCAATTCATTTTTAATCCAGTTAGCCCAATTAGTAGATATTTCATGCCACGATGGACTATTTAAATGTATACCTAGATGAAGATCGGAAAATATAGCTACTCTATTTTTTTGGTTCATTTATAACGCTTAAGCGTTACTTTGATTATATACGCTATTATCTAAAACTCCATGCTCTTTAGAACAGACTCTTATCCCTGTCTCTTCCTCGTCTCTATTAATAAGACTATCATAATTTCGCTCTCGATAGTCAGCAATAATCTGATGATGCTTTTTTTCTTTCTTAATACGACTAATAAATGCATGAAACGCTATTGTGGTAAAATAACTAAACGGGCTAAAACCATGGTCGAGTTTAAATTTTTTATACTTTAATGCCTGATACATTTTGACTATAGCGTCGCCCATCATTTCATCTCTATAACTATAATTAATAAAGTTAGGCGCAAACGAAAGACCATAAGCAATTCTCTTAATAGCATCAGCGAGATAGTCCGTTAAAACGTTTGATTTGTAGTATTTACGTATCTCATCTTCAAACTGCTTGCTATTTACATAATGAGGTTTTTCTGATGGTTTAAGTTTTTTTGATGGTGCTATCTTTGGGTGTTCACCTGTAATAGAAGCAACAACGGATTTGATAAGTTTTTCATCCGGAGCTATGACTTCGTCGCCTACCATCGTAAGTTGTTTTTTTGAGGTCTTTTTGGTTTTTTTTATCTTTTTGGTCATAAATTGTCTATTACTTATATTTTTTCACAAATTGTTTTAGTCTGAAATGGTATTTTTTCCTGTGTATATAGGGCCTGTCTTTTAAACTCGTGGCGCCTCCCATAGGTAAATTGATCCGCAATATCAATGATGTAAAGCTTTTCCTTTGATGTATGTAATCGCAATCCGCGACCAATACTTTGAATTATGCGAATTTTGGCCTTACCGCCGCCAGCAAATATAATGTAATGTAAATTTTTAATATTAATACCAGTACTGAAAATTTTACTTATTGCTACACACACTATATTGTTATTACGTTCCATTAGTTCTCTAATTTTCTCTCTATCCTGCACCTCAACCTCACCTCTAATAAAAAATACTTTCTTACGATTACAAACCAAATTTAAAGTCTTATAAAGCTCTTCACCATGCTTAATATAGTCAATCAAGATTAACACATTATTAGGAGCATTGTTACATATGGATCCAATAGTATTATTTCTAAAAGTATTAGTAAATAAAAACTCTAGTTCAGATCTATATTTTTCCGCTGGGTTACTACTTTCTACACCTTGCTCTGGTTTAGACTGATAGTTTATTTCCAATACATTAACAATTACATTAGACACATACTTTTCTTCTCTTAGCTGAAAACTATTTTTTTCATAAATTATAGGCCCTATTTTCCCTATAATATTCCATTGATCCAATTTTTCTTCCGGTAGTGTACCGGTAAATCCAAACCTAACTGTTGTTTTAATATTTTTTAAAATTTTATTAATTTGATTACCTCTTCTCGCTTTGTGAATTTCATCAAATACTAGTAAGTCTATATTAGAGAGCCAAGATAAGTCCGATTTCTCTGATTGAAGAATACCTAAGTTGGCAACAATTACATTTGCACTTATATCTAAGTTATCGCTACCTGTCCACTTACTACAAAAAAATGGTACATTGTATGTTTTGAAATCATTATAAGTTTGAGATACTAGCCCTAAATCAGGTACTATTAGTAAGCATTTAAAATTTTTATTAAAATGAAAAAAATTGGATAGTAGTGATGCCATTATAAGGGTCTTACCACCAGCAGTAGCAAGGACAACAACTCCTCGACCAGAATCTAAGCATTTTGTAACTATAGCCTTTTGATAGTCTCTAAGTTTGAGAGAAAGATTGTCATAAGGTTGGTTGGAGTAGTAAATATTTTTTTGATACGTCGTAGGCCCAGGTAATATATAATCTAAGAAAGATTTAGATGCCCTTATATCATCTTTTTTGCAAAGATCATTTTGAAGCAAAAATTTTGCTATTTCAAAAAATAAGCACGGGTCATGTCTACCGGCCGGTGTGATTGCGTATGTTCTTGAAGGGATAAATCTTCCACGCATTCGTGCAAATCTAGCCCCCTCATTTTTTACTGAAAAATTTTCTCTGATATCGTTAAAAAAATCTCCCGACATTACACCATGCGTACCAGACTTATCTAAATCAAAATAAACCATTACATTGTCTCCATTTTCAACAATTCAATCAAATTTTTTATATCAAAACCAACACTGTGTATTGTTTTTTCCACTTTCTCTAAAAACTCTATAACACCCTCTTTTTCTCTTATTTCATTGTTTATTTGACTAACAATATTATGACGCTCCGCAGCTTCTTTTAAGGAGGGGTATGTCATTTTAACGGGTGATTCTGCCTTAATTGCTTCTATAACAGAAATTAGCTGCTTTTCTTTTCGCTTCTGTAAAGCTATGAGTTCACTCTTTTCTAGCATTAATCGAGATACCCATTTGGCCTTTTTCCCAGGTAGTGTAAGAGCAGCATCCTTTAAATTTAATTCATCAAGTTTTACATCATTCTCTAGTTCGGTGATGTATTTTTGAAGTAAAGTCATAAATACATTATAGCCTAGAAGGTCTATAAATCAATACATGAAATCGTTCAAACAGTATGTTTTAGAGATGAATGTTGCGGGTGATGGTGGTGTTTTTGGCACCGCTTCTAGTATGGGGTATGGTGGTTCTGTTGGCAATACAGATTTTTATGGACAAGAAGATACAAGAATACCTACTATTCTTGGTGCGAAAAAAAAAGGTAAACGGGCAAAAATAGTTGTACAACGAAGAACCTTGGCTAATTATTAAATGGACCTCGGTCATTGGATATTGGGTGAAAATATAATACTGAAAGATAACACTTTTGGGTTTATATACGAAATTACTAATACAGTAAGCGGTAAAAAATATATTGGTAAGAAGCAGTGTAAGTCAAAGCTTAAGAGAAGGCCTTTAAAGGGTAAGAAAAATAAAAGAATCGAGATAAAAGAATCTGATTGGCGCACCTATACTAGTTCTTCCTCTGATCTTAACGAGGATATTGCAAAATATGGTAAGGATAAATTTGTTTTTAAGATAATTCGACCGTGTATGTCAAAATGGGAGTTAGCATATTTTGAAATTTGTGAACAAATAAAGAAAAACGTTTTGATGAGAGATGATTATTATAACGGTATAATAAACGTTAGAATTGGTAGACCACCAAAATCTTTTTTAGTTGACTAGTTTAATATATCGACTATTATCTAAAAATGTCTTTCTATGATTCAAAGGCTCTGGAAATCAGAATAATTGATCTTAATCAAGTATTCATAAGAGAAATCGAGCCTTTGCTGACGGAAGACGTTTTTAAGTATGCTTTGGAGAAAAAAAACAAACTCTTGAGACAATTTATTGTATATAGAGTTTCAGTTTATATTCTGAATATTTTATCAAGCTGCTACGCACAGAAATTAAAAGCCGTTTTTTTACTGCCAGATAAAATATTATCCCAATATTTTCAAAAAAATGAAGTTTTTATTTACAACACAATTAGAAGCTTATCCCAAATACTCTCCCTAAGCGTATTGCAGACAAATTTAAAATTAGCGGAAATACAACAGATCTTAACACAAGACACAGGGGATAGTAAAGAACTAAAAGTAAGAATATGTAAGGATTTTGTTAAATTAAGATTGCCTAATTTTTATAAATTTGATTTGTTTTTACAAAAGTATAAAATTCATAAGCTTCAAGGTGATATATCAAAAGATTTTAAAGTAAAATTAGGGTTGTTTATAGCATAAATATAATATAATGAAGTTTTTAGACAAATTGGTTGGTGCTTATAAGAAGCTAGAATCAAAAGAGCCCCAATGGGTTAAAGAATATGTCGCACCGGTATCTACAACAACTTCTATTACCCCAACAACAACCTCACCTAATTTGGGGCAAGCAATCTCTGATACACTAAACGTAGAGCATGATCCAGAGTTAGCAAAGAAAAAAGAAGAGCTAGATACGGTTTATAAACAAGTTGCTGATGTTCTCAAGAAAAAAGCCGCAGAAGCAACAAATAAGCTAAAACAAACCTCTTCTAGTTTAAACAATACTCCATCAACAACTATCCCATCGACAACTATACCAACTACGCCTTCTGTATGAGGTTTAATAAACTCCTAGAAACAAAATATAGGAACCTCTTCGAACAGGTCCCTATGCAAGATATGAATGTTCCTGCACCTGAGGCCCCGGCTCAGCAGCAAGTTCCTACAACAACACCTGGCTTAGAAGCACCACAACAGAAGGCATTAACCCCTGAGGGAGAAGTATTTCTAATTAACTTGATTCGTAAAGCATTGTTCCTCAATCCAGACGATCTAGGGTTAAAAACTATTAAGGATTTGCCCGAAGTAAATGAAAAAAATGCCTCAGAAGTATTAGACAAAATTGTTAAGTTGATGCAGGTAGAAGCTATTAATTTGGATGTAAATACGAAATAATTAAAATAAATAATACGTGGCCTATATATCTCTAAAAGATTTGTATTTGGAAGAAGTGGCCGGTATACCCGTTCCACCTCTACCGAGACAGCAAGTTAATCCCTCACAGCAACAAGTAACACCTCCACCGCAAGATGTGGCCTCCTCGCCATCTATTAAGGTGTTTGTACCGGGAAATGAATACGTCCCTCAAACACAATGGTCAGCATATGGCATACCGCCAGAATTGTTTGAAAAAACGGCTGGGGGCGATAAAGAGGGAACCGGAAGGGGAGAATATAGTGTGGCATGTATGTTGTATGGTTTTAAAACTAAAGAGCAAGTAGATAGAGCGCCTGGTAGAATTATACAGGGTGGAGGTACCTCCTTTGATATAGTCGGCCCGGATGATCGTAAATACGAGGTCAAAGAATTAACTGATGCAGTCCGTACGGGGACAGAAGGTACAGAAGTTTTTACTGACATTCTTAACTCAACTATAGAATTGATAGATGTAATTTTGAAAGAGTTTAATACTCTAGACAATGAGGGTAAACAAACAATAAACAATATGATTTTAAATAGTAATGTATTAAAAAATACTATTCTTAATAGAAAAAGTCAAAACGTATATTTTGACGCTATAAAAGATAAGTGGAGTTTGGATGAATACTTAAATGATATAAGGCGCAAAGCCCCTTCAGAACTTTCCAAAGGTATCCTTTTAGCTCCCATTATAAGTCTAGGATTTTATGCAAAAAAACGTCCTCATGTAATATTTTCTTTAAGGCAGCTAGTAGATGTTTTAAATGAGATTGCCTCTGCGCCTGTTATAACGGGTATTGAGGCAGGTGCAAATAATCCAGCTGTAAAAGATATCGCCGATACTATCAATAAACATTACAGCGTACAAGGTGATGAGAAGGAAAAAGATTTTTTTGAAAAAGAAGCAGAAAAAATTGATAGAGCATTAGTTCAGAAAAGATGTAAAGTGTTTAAAAAATGTACAGATGAAATATCATTTCGAAAACAAATGAAGGCGCTTAATTTAAATGAAATGCTTAATGTGCTTGTTCAAAAAACACAAAATATTATTAAACGTTTATTTCCAAATGATGGCTTGTTCGCGGTAAATAGCCAGGGGTTTCAATATATTCCGCATGAGAAATTAAATGATTACATTGAATTTGATACTTTAAGCTCTGGAAAAGTAAAGATAAGACAAAAAATACAGCAGGGTAATGAAACCGTTTAAACAATTTCTTACAGAGCAAAATGGTAGTAGTATAGGTTTTTTTCCTGGAGCATTTAAACCACCTCATAAAGGCCATTTTGATACTGCAAAGCAAGCTGCAACAATTAATGATGCAGCGGTAATTTTAGTTTCAAAAATAGATAGAGATAATATATCGGCTGACGACTCAATGTTTGTCTGGGAGACTTATAAACAATATCTACCAAAAAACTTATATGTGTTTTCAGTACAAGGGTCTCCGGTTTTAACTATATATCAAATTACAGACATCCTTAACAATGGTGTTTTTACCCCCACCCCTAGAGTCCCTACCCCTCTACCTGCGGCAACGGAAATAGCAGATTTGTTAAAAAAGTTTAACCCACCTTACAGTATTAACCTTTATGCAAGTCAAGAAGATACAGAAAGATTTAAATCTTTCTATGGACTAAGTAAGGAAATTTTCCAAGGAAAAAACGTACAAAGTATTGCTATGAAAGATATTTCTCGACTAGCGTCCGCAACAGATGCACGTGCAGCATTATTAAAAAATTATGCAAAGAGTTTTTATTCATTATTACCAAATATTGCAGATCAAAGTAAAGAGGCTATTTTTAATCGATTAAAAAAATGAAATCTTTTAAACAATTTTTGCTCAAAGAACAAATTATAAGGGAAGAGCGTACTTCTTATTTTTCACCACACCTTTCACATTTAGAAGATCTAGCTGTGGAGAACGGTAAAGCGGGATTTAAAGATTTTATGACACATGTAAATTTAATTTCTAAAAAGATTCAAGGTTACGAATCAGAGCAAGAAATTAATGCAAAAATAGATGGAAGCCCTGCTATTTTGTTTGGTATTGATCCAAAAACTAAGACCTTTTTTGTATCATTAAAATATGTAGTGGATGAATCTACCGACACAATAAAAGAAAATGCAAAGCTTTTTCATACATCAGAAGAAATAGATCAAGCTATGTCGGATAGACCAGATTTTGCATCTAGGCTTAAAAATTTATTAGAGCAGTTAGCACCAGCTTATGATAATTCTGGGTTAATATATCAAGGTGATGTTTTATACGCTAGTCAAGAAGATAAAAAAAGAGTGAAAATAGGTACAGAAGAGTTTATTACTTTTGAACCAAACACTATAATGTATGCTATTCCTATGGATGATAAATCAGAACTATTTCATAAAGTATTAAACTCTTCAGTGGGGGTAGTTGTTCATGATAGTTTTAAAGGGGTAGTAGATAAAGAATCGGGAATAATAAAACTTGTACCGGCATCTAAAAACATTGACAGCTTGATTGCTAGTAGTGCAAATTCAAAAGCGTTCATAAAAGGTAGCAATTATCGTACTTTTGCTTTTGATATACCCGATAAATTTTTTGATAATCTTAATACACTTATAGTAGATGCTAGTAAGCATATAAACTCTATTTCTGATGAATTTAATAATGAATATGTGTCACCTGGTAAAGGGGCTCCTTCTAGCCAAATCCTAGATTTGTTAAAGCGTTATTTAAATAAGCAACTTGATTTAGAGGACTCAGGGCTGTTTGGGGCAGCAAAGACTAGCGGTAAATTAAACTTTAATGCATTTTACAAGGGGTTTCAACAATATGTTGTGTCACAGATAACAAAGGGTGTAGAAGCACTAGGATCTAGAGGTCAAGCCCAACGCCAGCAAAGACTCGGTCTTGTTCAAAGCTTTTTACAAAAGAACGCAACTAATTTTGAGCATTTATTAACAGCCACCTTTGAGATGGTAAAAATTAAGTACCTTATTTTTAATATACTGTCTCAACTAGATACTAAGCTAACACAGCATGCTTTTTACAGACTTCCCGATGGCTCGTATGTTAAAACAAAAGATGAAGGTTATGTTTTATTTGCTGGTAATAATCAAGTAAAGATTGTAGATAGAGTAGATTTTTCTAAAATGAACCGCTTAGTTGGCGGTAGGCGCAGAACCCTTATTACCTGACTCGTTAATAGCATTTAATGCTTCAAGGTTAAAAATTGTTTGGCGTAATACAGATTCCAATACTTCTTTACTTTCACCATAAAGCATATCTCTTATTTTTGATACTATCTTATATTCATGGGTAGTTTCATCACCGGTAAATTCACCTTCTTTTTTAAATTTATTATATTCTAAATAGTTTCTAACACTCTCTATGTAGCTTGCAGCGAGTGTTATCTTACTAAACACCCAAGGTTCTAGATCTTGACAATCTTTAAGAATATTATACAGCTCTTTAGAAGCGTTATGTATTTTGTACAGTTCGTTTTTAGCCATATCGGCATCAGTCTCTGTCCCTCCGGGGGTAATATCAGTACTGCCCTTTACGTCTTCACCATTTTCACATCCACACTCTTTATCTTTAAGTTTTATTACTGTGGCTGTATTGTTACTTGGTACCATGTTTGTAGTTTCCGCTGCAGGTCCCAGATTTAGCTCACTTACAATTACTTGTTTATATGCTTCAGAAATTTTTGTTATTTCACCTTTTCTGCTCATTTAATATATTTATTCAAATAAATACATAATATATGCGTAGTTACAAAGAATTTTTCCATGAACAAATTTTAGGGTCTACGGAAGGTATTACTATTCAACATGTTGGAAACGTAAGAGCAACTGTAGATACTGGTAATAGTGGGTATAACGTTCTTCATGCTATTGTAATAAATGGTGCAAAAGACGGTCATGTAAAGTTTAGGACAGTAAATGATAAGGTTTTAGAACTACCAGTAAAAGAATTCATTACAGTATCAGGAAACAATAACACAAATGAGAGGCCAGTAATACAGTTAGACTGTAGTCTTGGTCAAGAACAATTTAATAAAGTCCCCTTTAGTCTTGCTGATAGAAGTCAACAAGACACTCCGGTTTTATTGAGTAAGGATTTTATCAAGCTTAATGGTGGGGTTGTTAATGTCAATATTAATAGTGATATTAAAAAATAATACCCCTTACACCTATGCAGCCTAAGACATACCTTAAATTATATGCGTTAATTTTATCTACCACACATACTGTAGGGGAATAAACAAACTCACTATCAACCCTCATTCCGATTTCTTCCCCAGGTAGTAAAATATCATCTACGTAGTCCATAGCCCCTCTTCTCTTCAAAAAAGAATAATATGGGTCCTTTGGCTCTCCTTCTACAATTACATTATAACTACAAAACTCGTGCGCGTAAAAGGTAAGGTCTCTAAAACAAGTAATACTAGAAGGAGGATTAATTAACTCTCCGCGTATAATCAAATTACACTAATTATTTAGTCAACCTAGATTAATTTTCGATTCTGTGCGAACTCAATAAACTTATAAAATTCGTTTCTAGAATTATCTTTATCATCAAGAAAAGCACCAGACATTCTAGCGGTACGCATAGTTGAATCATGTCTGATGCCGCGATTAGAACAACATGTGTGGGCAGCCTCAATCATAACAGCCACCCCTTTATTCTTAATACAAACCTCATCAATATACTTGTGTATTTGCATTGTAAGGTTTTCTTGTACTTGGGGGCGACGAGAAAACCAATCTACAATACGGTTTAACTTACTTAATCCAATCACCTTCCCGTCCTTTGCAGGTATATACGCCACATGAGCAAACCCCATAAAGGGTGCGTGATGATGCGAACAGAGCGATGTAACCTTAATATTGGTTTGAGATACAATACCATCATACTTATCCACATTATCAAATGCGGTAATCTTAGGTGGTTCGCTGTAGCACCCCCAGGCAAAGTCTTCCACAAACGCCTTAGCAACTCTAAAGGGTGTATTGGCACTATTTGGATCGTTTCTCCAATCATAGCCCAGAGCGTCCATATATGCTTCATACGCGGCCGCAGCTTTTAGTATGATTTGATTTCTCTCTTCCTCGGAATGTGGATGATTATGATTGGCAAAAGCTAGCTTTTTCTTATTAAACATAAAAATATTATATATATAATGCTAGATAATCAAGATAAATAATGAGGATATTTTATGTTAGGAAAGCTTATAGAGAATACATTTAAAAACACTGGGCTAAAAAGGGTTCGAATTAAGTCGGACCCCTCAGTGCCACCTGTTTTCGGTTATGAAAATGTAACACAATTTGAGGGTTATGTTTTAGAAGAATGTGGTGAAGGGATGGTTAATGTGTACATAATTAATGCCCCGCCAGCAACTGAACCAGTACAACAAATAAGCGTTTTAAGATTAGAACCGGTTGCCATAGTCCCTCAAGCCCCATCATTAGAATTAGTAAAAACTAGTCTTCTTAATGCATTGGTGAAAGCAGGTCAAAATGAAACGTCTCCTGTTTTTAAACAAATACAAAACACTAACAGTATGGATTTTATAAAAACATTTTTAATGCAAGCAAACATTAGTTTAGAAGATCTAATATCCAGTTCTTTAAATGAGGCTTGGGCTACAGCAACAGTTACAACATCACCATCAGCAAATCCGTCAAAAGATAAGGACAGGGCAGAAGAAGTGTTTGGTTCTAGGGAAGGCAAATACGACAGACTTTTAAAGGCAACTGGACAGGGTTTGTCGTTTCTCACAAAGGCAGTAGGTAAAGGTGCAGATTTAACTTTAGGTAAAGATAATATTGTTGCGCGTTTAAATAGATTTTTAAAATCTTTTAACATTAATGATTTAATAGATGTAAAAAAAGTTACAGACAAGATAAAGACAAAATATTATGACCATCTTCCTTATAATAATGAAGATGTTATAATAGCAGGATTACCAAAGCTACCTTATCAAAGATTTAAAGATAGAAAATATCAATTAAGAGGTAGAATAAGTGGTATCAAACTTACAACTGATGGGTTGTTATACGTAGTAAGCGACATTCAGCCTGCTGTCGGGGGTATAACAAAGGTATTTCTTGATTTTGCATATTTACAAAACCCAAGTAAAACGGGAAGAATAATCTTTGAGAATAAAGCAGGTACTCGGTACTACAACAAAGGTACTATTAGTCTTGTTAATAATGTATGGGTAATATCCTTAAGTGAGCTAAATGTTAAGCCGGCTGGTGGTGAAAATAAAAAAGATAGTGCTTATGTAGCAGCTGCTATTGATCTGCTGAGAGAATCGCTAGGGAAAGATTTTGATGAAATAGCTAGGATGCAAGAATATAGTTCAACTGTTGTAGAGGTTGCTATGGAATTAAAAACCCACAGACCTGAAACTTTGGCTCAGATAAAAATTCTTCAAAGAATATTTACCTAAACAAGAGGAATATATAAAATTATCAGCAACAGAAAAACTAAATACTATTAGAGGATACCTAAAAAAGTTTAAGGAACAACCAAATGCCATCTAAAACAGAAAAACAGCGTAAATTTTTTGGTGCAGTTATGGGTGCAAAAAAATGTTAAGGGTAAGGCAAAAAAAGTTGCTAAAGATATGCCAAAAAAAGACATTAAAAAATATTTAAAAACAGAAAAATTTAATGATGTTGTTAACTGTTTACTAGAAAAATTCTTTAAAGAAGGCATGACGTTAGAAAAAAATATTACTTGCGAATGGGCAAAAGAGAAAAACTGTGATTGTGATGGTTGTCCTGAATGTATTAAAAATCAAGCTGCTTGATTTATAATTGGGCGTTAGTATAATATAAAGATGTCATTTCAAAGTACAAAAATTATTGATTTAGGTAGTTGTGCGTTTAGACAATGGAAAGCTGATAGTCATTGTAAGTTTATTCATGGCTACAGGTTGCAAGCTAAATTTTGGTTTGGTTGTAACAATTTAGACGAAAAAAATTGGGTTGTAGATTTTGGAGGTTTAAAGCAATTAAAAGCAACTTTAGAGAAACAGTTTGACCACACATTATGCATTGCTGGTGATGATCCCCTATTAGAAGATTTTAAAAACCTACATAACAAAGGCGCTGTTGATTTAAGAATTATGACAACAGGTGTAGGTATAGAACGTACGGCACAATGGTGTTTTATAAATGCTGATATTATTATAAGATCCCAAACAAATAATAGATGTTGGGTTGAAAAGGTTGAAGTGTGGGAGCACGATAAAAACTCTGCTATCTACACCG